CCAGCCGCTTCCTCCGCCGAAACCGGTTCGGCTGCGGGTGCTGCCTGTTGCACTTGCGGTTGCTCGGCTTGCTTCGGTTTTGCCATGACAGTTCCTTTCGTTGTGGTGTGTTGATCGGGACTTACTTCGTTCCAGTCAACGGTCTGGTTGACCCCTGAGTGCCCAACCGTCTCTCAGGTAAAGTAGCTAAACTTGTTTGGCCTTTACGAGCCCCTTCTCCAACAGCCCTACAGACTCCAGGATCGAGTGCATCGTTGGATTCTGCCAACCGAGGAGCTTGAAGTTCGAGAACCGACACTTCGCGTTGATCGTTCGGCTTGGCTGGACTTGCATGTTGTGGACTTTGGTGTTGTTCTCCCCTTGGGTCACGTACATGAAGCCGACGATGTCCATGAAGCCCTGGCATTGTCTCGCCAGCTTGCCGGTGAGAGCCGGCATCCAGATCATCTTCTTGGCGTCGTCCTGGACATAGGCTCCAGCGGCCGTAAAGAGTACGTGCATTGGCAGGTCGCGGTAAGCCCTGATGGCCCGGAGGACTTGCGAGTGGTTCCGCTTGAACTCAGACCACTCAGGGTTCGCCAGCTCCTCATCGATGCGCGTTCGATCGGTGACCCCCAATAACTGGTACATCGAGTAGCTCTCCACCTCCGACAGGGAGTCCGTAATAACGGTACGGAAGCGCTTCGGCGGAGCATCCGGCTCGTACTGATCTTCCGGGATGAGGAGCTTCTCCAGCTCCTTCAGCTTCTTGTCCGCCTCCGGTGTATGCTGATCCCGCAAAGAGCAGTGGAGCTTGAGGTACTCCTGCACTCGAGCGTAGACCTTGAAGTCCTTCACGCGGACAACAGTGAAGTGCTTCTTCAGGGGGGTAAACAACTCCTCCGTAGCGATCGTGAGATCGCCAGCTTCGGCGTCGATCATGAAGATGTCTCTCATGTCCGGTACCAAGACAGCGGACCCTAGGAGACGTGTCTTGCCAGATCCATAGTCGCCGTAGGCGATCATCTTGAGCCAGCGGTCGTACTCGCTCAGTCCATGCATCTGGAACGGAGGTCCAACTGGTACCTTCGGAGCTGCCGGGGCAACCCCAACTTGGGGCTGCGCAACTACCCCCGCTATCGCCCCAGACCGATTTCCTGGCTGAATGCTTCCTCCGGCGACAGCTGGTTTTCCTCCGACACTGGCTCCAGGTTGCTTAACAGCTGACTGTATTGCACTCCCTCCGGCGGGAGCTGGACTTCCTGAGGCTCGGGCAATAGGTTGCGCCATCTGATTTGCTCCTTTTCTCTTCCTGTAAGACCGTCTCCGGTCATTATCGTCATTGAATCGAGGATCTGGGCCCAATCCGAACCGTCGTCCATAGCAATACATGCCGCTTGCAACGGGCACATATTGTCACAATCTTTGGTAGCATTCGGATACATGGGGAGATTGAGGTTGGCGATGTCTTCCAGCTCCAGAAGAACCTTCTGCTCGAAGGATAAGAGCTGCATCTCATTGCGCTCTATACGGTGTCGGACAATGAATCTGTCTCGATCCTCGTCCTCCGTCATACGGATCTTGTTCAGAGCAATGATGTTCTCGTTCGGGCTGGTATCAAGACCTCCGTACATGTCCACAAGCAGTCGAGAATAGAGTGCGGCGGAAGTCGCCTGGCGCACGTCAGTAGAAACTCTTCCTGTGGCCAGTACTTTAGGGAGTAGTGGCATGCGCTTCGCAAACTGTTGGTACACCACGCCTGCAACATGTACTCCGTAGAGACGCCAAGCGGACCAACAATATGCCGTAATCTGCTCGTCGACATCGAGATGTAGCACGCGAATCTGCTTGGCGGTCTTGTACTCGACAATCCAAAGACGGCCGAAGTCGTCAGTAATGACCCGGTCAAGTGTGAAGCCGTAAAGAACTCTTCGCCCATCTGGCGTGCGTACGCCAAGATCAATTGCTCCGTTAACCTCGACTTGGGGTACTCCCAGGAGTTCATACGTATCGAGCGCTGGTCTGCATGACAGCCACTCCTCCGCGTAATACGTCATCAGTACTATACCCAATTGCAGGTGCTCCTGCCATGTAGCAGGTAACATTTCTGCTGCTCGAGTGGCTTCGACGAACGCAATGAACGCTTTGGCTGGATGACCGTAAAGATTCAAGCCGTGATAGTCCTCCAAGGCATAGTGTATACCGGTACCAAACCACAAGTAGTCGGCGTTCTCTTGGAGTCTACGACCTTGACGGAGATGTGACATCCACCCCCACAACCTACGACAGCGCTTGAAGAGGATCCGATCACTCGTCCGTAACATGAACGGTGACTGTTCCTCGGCGAGGTGAACTCTTAGGTGCTCCAGGCTGACTGCCTGGACAGGTACATCTAGCACTAAACCTCCTGTTGGTTGCCTTTGTGTGGCCGGGTGAGAGTAGCTCGAACCCTTAATTCATCCTATACCTCAATTATATAGGCACAATAAGGGGGTCTACAAGTAGTTGACCATAGGAATTTGATGGGCCTGTCTAACATGTACTCTACCGTATCCCGCGAGGAACTCTCGGACATTCATTACCTTCCCGTCAACTACTTCCATCACCTCCTGGTAGTCCGAACCTTCAGGGATAAGGTATCTAACCATACAGGGCGTCTGCAGTATGGTATCAAATCTCCTCAACCTACCTTCGGCTTGGTAGTTGTTATTCGGATCCCAATCGAAGCCGAGCATATATGCTGTATCCGTAGTATCCAGGTCAAAACTTTGTGCAAAGGCGATTGTGACCAGAGCCACGCCTCGGACGCGTTTCCATTCGGCGACCTGTGCTAGAATTTCCTCGGGGCGCATCCCGCCACGGAAGATAAAGATCTTCTCCTGGGGGTACTTGTCGTCAATAAGGGCCTGACGAAGAACATCCAACGCTTCACGGAAAGGGCAGAATACAACGGTATGCGGATCGTCCGAGATAGTATTAACCATCCAGTCAATTACTCCACCAACTTCAGCCGAGGGCATTAGGATTCGGGGACTAATCGCCATCTGCAGCTTACGAGTCAACAAGGCCAGAGAGTTAGGTGTTACAACTCTGTCCGGCCCAAGCTCGACAATCATCTCAGCATCCAGCTCTCGGATGAGCTTAGTCTGCTGTTTACCCATGAGGACTTCTTCGACCCGACGTATCACGGGATTAGCAGAGGCAAACTCCCCTTTGCGGAACTGACTCCCAACTTCAGGCCATGTTCTAGCCCTATAGTACCTTTCATGGAGCATAGCTCGGAGATTCTCCGCATTGCGGACGCCAAATATCTCTGTGCCATAGGAACTTTTTTCCACGTAGCACCAAGTGTTGACAAATCTCCAATACGACGAGAAGGTCTGATGGTTTACGAGATTGAGTACGGGATAACAGTCCTGAGGACCCCTCGAGGCCCAGGTAGCCGATAGCCCAAGATAATGCTCGAAGTCCAACCGCTTGAAGTTCTCCCACATCTTGTTCCGAGTACGCATCATTCGATGCAGCTCGTCGTTCACGAGGAGGTCAAAGTGAGGCTTACCTCTGACGATGGTCTTCATGTTATAGAGAAAGGTCATATATGTACACATGTACACACCTTCCCTGGCAGCCAGAGCCTCAGACCAGAGTGGATCACCTTTACCTTGGATGAACTTGGGTTCGACACCACCCCATCGAGTCATGACTTTGTACCAAGTGGCCATCGAGCCGAGGGTACCACAGATGAGCGCCTTGTTGGCTTTAGGCCATTTCGACCATGCTAAAAGGCTGATGAAGGTCTTCCCGAGACCAGTCTGATGGCCCAGCACAACAGAGTTGTTCCTAGCTGCGAAGTCGGCGTCTTCCCTCTGGAACGGGACAGCCGACTCCCACGCCGCCGATATATTGAGGTCTTGGAGGATCACCTTTTGCTATTGCTACTATCCGCCCGCATTTTTCGGATGTCTTCTGGTCTATACCCATACAGATCGGCTAAGCTGTCAATTGCCGCGCGGTAGGCATCGTCAACCAAGTCAAGGTGGCGCGGGCTAACTATGAAGCGGCTTCCTGTGTACGCCTTGTCGCCTCCCACCTTAGGATCCGGGGCTACCATGACGAAGAGCAACGAGTCCACCTGGCCCTCCTCGATCTTGATACGTACCATATCAAGGATGTTGAGGAAAGCCTCCTTGAGTTTGGTCTTGTCGTCTGGATTGATCTGTCCGAACACTTGTACGGGTCTATTCTCTTCGCTCATGTAAGTCCTTTATCTGTTGGCCATTTGCCCTCTCTTACGTACTTTGCTCTCATCGCTTGGTACGACCCTTTGAAGAACTCCTCCGCAACTTGGGCAGCCGGAACCAGCTCCCCAGTGCTAGGATGAGGGAGGAATATCGAGTTGCGCTTATTGCGGGCTTGATACTTAGC